GTGAAATTCGGGGGCATCGCACATTTACAAGCAGATGCTTTACCTGAACCCTGACACGACCAACACCCTGACGGTTACTTGGACCGAGCGTTCCAGCACGGGGGACCGCTACATATTGCGACTCACGAGCATCGCAAAGAACACCACGACCGATTTCACCCTGCTGAAATCCGCAAACCTGTCATCTTATACCAACCGCTATGACCAATTTTCGATTGCCGTGGGGTCGCTTGAAACAGGCTCGTATAAGTATGAAGTTTACGATACCAATAGCACGGTTGCCGCTGCTTTGGCGGTCGTTGAAACGGGCTTGGCATTTATACAAACCGCAACGATAGGATTCAACACCTACGCCAATTCAATTACTTACAACACCTTCCTCGCATCCAGCGTGAGGGTTTTCGATTCAACCTTTGACCAATCCTTCGCATGAGCGTACAAACACGAAGCGACCTCCAAGCGAGTGCTGCTACCATTACCAACGAAACCGCTGCCGGGGCGAACACCGCATCCCGTGTTGGTGGTCTATTCGACGACCTTGCAGACACCGCAACGCTTGACAGGGAGCGGGGCTTTGCAAACCTTTACCTCGACACCGACACGGCTTTCACCCCGACGCAGGGGCAAAGAGTCAAGTTGACAAGTGCGATGAAATCGGGCGTTTTGTCAACCTACAATTTCTCACGGACAAACAACTCGCTGACCTATACAGGCACAACAGGGGCGACCCTTCGCATCGCTGCGTCCATGGTCTTGGCACAGGGCAACAACCACCAAATCAAGGTTTACATCGCCAAGAACGGCACAACGATTGACCAGTCAATGACTGACATCACAACGGCTCACACGAACGGCCATGCGATTTATACGGAGGCCTACGTTACGGGTGCGGTCAACGATGAGTTCACCATCTACGTCAACGCAATCGATAGCGGTACAAGTATCACGATTTCAGCCCTTTCATTCACAGTTCATACGCTATGAGTAATAAATCTACTCAACACTTCACCCAATGGTTGGGGATAGAACATAAGGTCCCCGTGATGTTGGAGAATCGCTCCGGCAAATACATCACCTACGGCTTTGCCAACGAATACCCCTACTACCTGCTGGACAACTATCGCAGGAGCAGCAAGCACAACGCTATCGTCAACGGCAAGGTAAACTACATCATGGGCGGTGGATGGCAGGCAGGGGATGACTTGACCGTAGAGCAGCAGGCCCGGTTCATCAAGTTCTTCGACGGACTTTCAAGCACGGAGGACCTAAACGACATCACCGAGAAACTGGTCTTGGACTTGGAAATATTCAACGGCTTTGCGGTTGCGGTTACTTGGTCCAAGTTGGGAACCATCGCCAAGATGGAGCACGTCCCGTTTGAGAAAATCAGGGTTGACAAAGAGGAGAAGATGTTTCAGGTGGCCGACTGGTACAACGACGATATGATGCAGTTGTTCCCGAAGGTCGGGGACATCGAGAAAATCCCTGCTTTCGACCCGGAGAACCGCCTCGGAAAGCAGTTGTTCTACTATCGGGTCTATGCAGCAGGCGTGAAGCACTATCCTCTCCCCGAATACATCGGTGGCAATGCTTGGATTGAGGCAGACGTACAGGTGGCGAACTTCCACAACAACAACCTCCGCAACAACTTTTGGGGCGGTTACTTGATAAACTTCAACAACGGCATCCCGACACCCGAAGAACAGGGCGACATCGAGAGGCAGATTAAGCGCAAGTTCAGCGGTACGGATAACGCTGGTCGCTTTGTTGTAACCTTCAACGATGAAGCAGCGAATGCCCCGACACTTGAACCGCTCACTCCGTCCGATATGGATAAGCAGTTCGAGGTATTAAACAAATCAATCCAGCAAGAGATATTTATCGCCCATCGTGTAACCAACCCCATGCTTTTCGGTGTCAAGACCGAAGGCCAATTGGGTGGTCGCAACGAATTGGTCGAGGCTTACGAGTTGTTCAAGGCCACCTACGTCAACGACCGAGTCCGCAAAGTGGAACGGATGATCAATTATTTGGGATCCTTCAATGGCGTGGAAGGGATGGAACTTATCCCGGTGGAACCCATCACGGAGCGACTAAGCGAACAAGCCCTGTTGCAGATAATGACCCAAGACGAACTGCGTGAGAAAGCAGGTCTGCAACCCTTGGAGAAACCTGCCGACGTGGTTGGACCTAACCCCCAACCCGACGAGCAACCGCAATCCGTGGAGCAGTTGTCGAGCAATGACAACATCAAGAAGTTGTCGGGCCGTGAGTACCAAAACCTGATGCGAATCGTGCGTCAGTACATGCAGGAGAAAATCACGCTGGAAATGGCTCGGACGATGTTGTCAGCAGGGTTCGGTTTGTCTGCCCAAGAGATTGACACGATGCTCGGAGTGCAGGCCCAAGAGTTCAGCGAACCCGATGAGGACGAGGACTACGGATGGGGCGACGAAGAGTTTAAGGTCTTGGAAGTGGTTGCAAGCAAGTTCGGATGCCATGCCGACGATTACCATGTCATGCACTCCAAGCCGATGCGGTTCGACACCAACATCGACGAAAACATCCGCTTGGCCTTTGCTGAACTGGGAGAGGAAGAAAAAGAATTGGACAAGAAGATTGAGGCTTATCGCAAGAAGAACCGGGACGCATCGGTTGAAGAAATGGCAAAGGAATTCGGGGTCAGCAAGGCGAAGGTCGCCAAGCGAGTCGCCTACCTAATCACAAAGGACCGCTATCCTATCAGCCGGGCCGTGGACAAGATAGCCGAGCAGAACCTGCCCAAGGGCGTGAAGGAAGTTGCAGAGCCAGTCTTGGAAGTCCGCTACAAATACGCATGGGCCACAGGGTTCAGCAACAAGGACAAAGGCTCCAGCCGTGAGTTCTGCAAGGTCATGCTGGACTTAGCGGGGCAGGGCAAGGTTTACACTCGTGAGGACATCGACGGGATTTCTGCAATCATGGGCTACTCCGTTTGGAATCGCAGAGGCGGTTGGTATCACACACCCAGCGGAGTGAATCGCCCCCAATGTCGCCATGTATGGGAGCAGCAGTTGGTAATCCGTAAAGGCAATAAAATCAGCAAGGCATGAAGGCACTATTCATAAGCGAAGAAACGCTGCTCGACAATAGCATCATCAACGAGAACGTATCCTACACGCAAATCCGTCCAACGGTTGTCAAGGTGCAGGAGATGCGGATTCAGCCGATTGTTGGCTCTGCACTCTACGGGGAATTGGTTACGCAGGTCGTCAGCGGTTCAACGTCTGCACTCAACCAAACGCTGCTGGAGGACTACATCCAACCCGCAATGATTCAATGGCTTTACTACGAGTTGCCGATGGTCCTTGCATTCAAGTACATGAACAAGGGGATGGTCCGCAGAACAAGCGAAGAATCCTCGCAAATGAGCATGGAGGAAATCACACGGCTGACCGATAAGGTCAAGAACGATGCCGAGTGGTATTCCGAGCGGATTACTCGTTACCTGATGGAGAACCGCAACTCCTACCCTCTTTGGAACTCGCCTCCGTCTGCATTGGATACGATTTACCCGAACGCTACGAACTACCGAACCGGGATGGTCTTGGACCGCAACAGGAGGATGGGAATCAGCAACCTTGACTACCCCTACCCTTACGGTCAATTCGGGGCGTGTAACGACTGCTAAGCATGGGAGCGCATAAAAAAAACATACTGAAACTGCAGACTTATGTCATGGATAAAAATCAAGCAAGCCCTGCTGGACCTTGCAAATGCTCATCCTCAGGTCAACTCGTTCGGGACGGGCGACCCTCTTGCGGTAGGCACGGACAACACGATAAATCTTCGAACCCCAAGCCGTGAGCGTATCGTCTATCCTTTGGTCTTTGCGGATGTTCAGTCAGCAACTACTGACGCTGGGACTTTGGACCTTGTGGTCGGTGTCTATTTTAGCGACCGGGTGGAGTCCATTAAGCCGATGGGCGGAGTGGTTTCAGGCAGCCCTACGCTGGGTTGGCAGGATAACGAGGACGAGGTCCTAAGCGACCAGTTACAGGTAGCACAGGACTTCATATCAGCCCTCACAAACGACCCAAGCGAGGACTGGACCCTTAGTGCCTCCGTGAACCTTACAAGGTTCGTAGAGAGCCGGGACGACCGCACGGCAGGATGGCAGGCGACGATGACCTTTGAAATCCCATTCAGCCATTCGGTTTGTGAAATTCCAACCTAAAAGACATTTACAATTAAACGCTAAAAAATGCCTACACCCATATTGCAACAAATGCTCGGACAGGGCGGTACGATGGAGTTTATCAATGGAACCGTTACCGGGAAGAACTACGACTTCTTGGTAGTCAACACCGCTGCGACCTTCACAACTCTTACTGGAACTGGAAGCGAGAACCTGCTAACCGCTTACAACTTTTCGGGGGCTTCTATTTCCGCTGGCATCGTGATTTCGGGGCGCAACGGCGGTAAGATTACTGCGGTAACTCCAAGCGTTGGTTCGGTCATCGGTTTCACATTCCTGTAATGCTGATAGGTTACGGCTACGGCTATCCAACAAACCAACTGCTTGGCGGTGGCAATCCGTTTTGGCTTGCATTCAACCAACGTGCAGACGCTGACGGGGCTTTGCCTGCGGAGGCTGCGGTCAATGGATGCCTCCAAACCCGATTCCTTAACTCGTTCCAATCTTACGATTTCTTCGTCTTTTATTCAAATTCTTGGCAGCCGTTTATGCAACGGGCGAATACCGACTCGGCTAACGCTGCGGAGGTCGCCTTTATCAACTGCCTCGAAGTCCGAATGTATAATCTTTTAAACGCATAGCAGATGCCTGCAAGCCCATCATTACTCATCGTCCCTGCTCGCTTTAAGACGGGGAAACTCTACACCCAAATCGCTACGACTTCGGCTGGGGTTGTCTTGGCAAGTTCGGGGGACTTCAACGTAACCCGTGCAACGGCTGCGACCCGTGTGAATGCAAACGGCTTCATTGAGT